ACCTGTTTATCGATGTAAGCGAAAAAAATTGAATGTTACCTCAGCAAGTCATTTTGAAATTTTGGCTAACCTTACAAGCTTCATTTTCGTTAGACTTAAGGAAGCGAACAAGCGATTATGAGTCCCAATTTGAATCGAGTGAAATCAGTAAGTTACTGATTTTTAAGTTTTCATGAGGCCGGATAGTGATAAAAAGTGGCATATAGGATTGCGCCCTGCTGCCACTTTGCTGCCAAAAATACGTTTAAGTCAGGCAAAAACGATCTATCTCTTCATCTCCCATCTTAGAGCTTGCATAAGCATGATATAAATGTTGAAAATAAAAGTTTTTATTGAAAGCACAAGATATATAGCACTGCAACCAATCATAATATAACAAACGCGGACTGCTAAAACCTTAAGTTCAAGATTAATCCCAAATAAATTTGCTACTTTTTCAATTAAACCATTTTCGGCACCAAACAATATTATTATTAAATAAAATACAGACCAAGTTATAAAGTATATGAAAACTCGCATGAAAACACCATATACATATTTCAAGAAGGTTAGGTTATACTTTGGGTGTTTGATGTTCATCAGTGCTAAAAATAAATCAGGCTTGTTTATTGTTGCAAAAATGGTAAATCCGGTTATCAAGAAACCTAGGGTGGTTATGGTGAAACCGAAAGCGATAGGTGCCCAGAGTCTTATCGCTTGAAGTAATTCAGGAGAGGGCGATAAAAAAAATGAATTCAGAAATAAAAATATAGATATTACCAATGTGAAAAAGAAATCAAATTTATTAACTTCAATCTCCCTTGTTGCTTTGTAAATGTGGAACAAAGACTTTTCTTCAGTTAGATCGCTAGCTTTAAATGTATATTTCATCTTATAGCCATCTTCCGATTATAGATGTTAATTTTTTGATGATATTAATATTGTCATCACGACGTGGAATGATAATATTTCCTTCTTTTCTTAGCTCATTAAATGCTTGAAAAGCCTCTTGCGATGCTGTTTCTATATCTGAGCTTATGTGTGGCCTAGGTGTTTTGAGGGTGAAACTTTCATTGTTACCGGAGAGTCTTGCTCCATTTTCATCCTTCCCAGAAATGATAATTTTCGAATTTGCCATTTGTGTTGCACTTGCTGTTTTATCTACTACAGCTTGAGAGTTTAGGCCATCATCTGTTCTGTTGGTGAAAACTAGCTGAGCTTTATTGCTATTCAAATCCTCTTTCTCTTCTTCCATTTTTTTCCAGAAATCGTCTAAAGAGATGTTTTCACTATTAGTTGGTAGTAATTCAATTGATAATCTATTTACTACTGAAAAAATCTCGATAAAGCTATTTAAACTTCTGGGGTCAGTAAGTGCGGTAACGCGCAATTTGGGTATGTTTAATTTTGAATGAACATCTTTCTTATAAATTCTTTCGGTTTCAGGTTTTTTCTTTCTTAATCTTCTGTTTTTCTTAACTTCATAATCTACGTATGAGTCATAACGCTTAGCTAAGCAGTATTTACTTGTGTTTTGAAATTCTTCTAAAGTTGGAGCGCCAGCTACTTCTTTACATAGCATTAGCCTGTGGTTATTTAGCATCAAAACGAACAACGAACTTGGATGACTTTCAAGTGTCTTATGATCTCTGATAATCATGCCGTCTTGAAATATTTGGTCGCGTTGAAGGATGGTTTTTTTAATTATACGGCCACATAAAGCTAAAGCTGGAGCTTCAATTTGACGTGGCCCCACAAAGTCAAGATCAATTTCTTCTAATAATATTAGTCGAGTGTCAGTGAAGAAATATTCAGTATCTTTGAATTTTCGTATGTATTTTTCATTCTGGAAAGAAGGTAGAACTATGCTTTCAAATGCGTCTAACAATACTTTGTTATCGCCAAAGTTTAATGTATAGTTTGCAAACTCAATAGTTTTCGTAAAGCTCATTGACAAATCCTTCTGTTAAAATGGGAGGGCATTGCTGACTAATTTTATTAGCTTAAAATGACTGTTGTTATCTGTATCTGTATCTGTATCTGTATCTGTATCTGTATCTGTAGATGAATATATTTTATACCATTATGAGTCAATCTGGCTCAAAGGATTTAGCAGCATTGCTTCTGATAAATGGTCGGGCGCAAAGTGTGCATAGCGCATTGTGACCTTGATATCCGTATGCCCTAGAATTCTTTGAAGCACTAGAATGTTGCCGCCGTTCATCATGAAATGAGACGCAAAGGTGTGACGCAAAACATGTGTCAGTTGGCCCGGAGGTGTTTCGATCCCCGCGCGCTGCAAAGCCTTTCTAAAAGCTGAATAGCATGGCGTAAAGAGCGGCTGCGCTTTCCTGCTGGATGGCAGATTAGCCTGTAATTTTTCAGTTATCGGCACTGCGCGGTTTTTCTTGCCTTTAGTTTTCATGTATATGATCTGACCGGCGCGGATTTGGTTTCCCTTTAAGCCTTCGGCCTCACTCCATCGTGCGCCAGTTGCCAGGCAGATTTTCACAATAGTAGTCAGATCTTTGGATCGGCTTTTCTCACACTCGGTGAGAAGGGTTCTAATTTCCTCGATAGTGAGATACGCCATCTCAGATTCGCTAATTTTAAACTCGCGCACGTTCTCTAGCGGGTTGGGTGCGGTCCATTCATCCAATCGGCGCAGTTCATTAAACATCGCCCTGAAATACGCCAACTCTAAATTCACCGTACGCGGCGTAACCGTCTTCACTCGGCTGGAGCGGGTGATCTTCCCACTTAATCGCTGCTCGCGATAAGACGCAAAAATTTTCGCGTTAAACTCGGTTGCGAGTGGGTTTCCCATCGCCCCGCAGGCAAATGCCATAGTGGTTCGTCGCTTCTCGCCATCCGCCAACGTTATTCCATGCGTGTTGAACCACAATTCAACCAGCTCAATTACCCGGCGCTTATCTGTTTTCTCTCCCAGCCACGGCTTGTCTTGAGCCTGATCTTTTATGAACTTCTCAAAAGATTGCGCTTCGCCTTTAGTGGCGAACTGGCGACGAATCCTTTTGCCGTCTCGGCCATTCGGGAAAACCTGAGCCTGCCACTTTCCGTTGGGTAATTTGCTTATCGCCATGCTTGGCCTTTAAAGATATTCGGTTCGAGTGATTACTTTGCCTAAAACAACGATGTCACTGGATTGGCACTCAAATGACGACTTCCCGTTCTCGACACGTATTCTTCCACCCGGAAAACGCACTAACTCGCGAATGCTCACTAATTTATCGATCTCGATAAGCCACAGCCCATCAACTATCTCGCCTTCGTAGGTATCAACCAGGTATGTGCTTCTGTCGGCGTTGACCACAAACGGGGCATTTAGACCTTCAGGAAGTGAACCTTTATCCAGAATGAAATCATCCATGGGTTCTAAAATCCCATTTGAGATTTTTTTCTGTGTCGCAATCACAACTCGTGACTCTTCAACTTCCATAAAGCGTGCGCCTTTGCCTGTTGTGAGCCAGGTTAGCGATGCCCCCGTTTCCATATGGCAGATGATCACCCAATCTGCTGGGAAAGTATCGCGTGCTGAACGGTTAGCTAACGTGCTTTGTGACACGCCCAAATGAGTGCATAGCGCCTGACGACTACTGAATCCGTAAGCCTCAACCAAGCGCAAAATAGTATCTTTTCCGCCCCGGTTGCTCTCCACCGCTTCACGAACCACTTTCGCTTCATGGCGATTTGTGTTTTCTTTGATTGACATATCCGATTTGTGATCCTATTCTTCGGTCTGTGATGAGATGAATAGCGTTTAATAGTGATATCTAATACCTAAACCAAGGAATACTGCATCATGGCCCGTAAACTTTCAATGCGTCCTTCAATCAACCTCGTGATTTCAGAACCCTACATTACCGTAGAGGAGTTTTGCCGTCGCACCGGTTACAAGGAAGGCACCGTTCGCCAGATGTATCGCGAAAACCGTTTGCCCATTAGGAAGAAAGAGGGGCTGAACGGCCTTATCGAAATCAACATGGTTGCTCTCACGATTGAAGCCGCTGCTGGCTGCGAAATCACAATGCAGGGTTGATTTACCCATATTGAGATATAGAAAGGGATAATTCATGTTTGATTTTCGAGTATCCACACATAACCACTTTGATGAGGCCTGCCGAAGATTCGCCCTGTCTCACAACATGAAAGAGTTGGCACAGGCTGCAGGCATGAACGCGCAGACCCTGCGCAATAAGCTGAACCCTGAGCAGCCTCACGAATTGACGGTTAAGGAAATGCTCTCACTTACTGACCTTACCGAAGATTCAATTTTAATGGATGGCGCACTGGCGCAGCTACAGTGTTTGCCTTGCGTACCGGTGAACGAACACGCCGAAGAAAAGCTGTCAGCCTATGTGTTGAAGGCAACAGCAGAAGTAGGGCAGCTGGCAGCCGGTGCGATGCGTCACGATGCGTTGAGCACGTCATGCCGTCGCAGTCTCTTGCAGAGCGTCAACACCGGCATTCGCTGTCTGACGCTTGCGGCAATCGCTGTGCAGACCCGCATTCATTCTAATCCCACGATGGCCTCTACTGTTGACGCTATCAGCGGCCTCGGCGCATCCATTGGCCTGAGCTGAGGGACTGATAATGATTTCACTGGCATCACGTCTTAAGCGTCAAAGCCCGTCCGTAGCTTACGGTAACGGCTGGATCATGGGTGATAACGGCAAGCCATGGCATCCGTGCAACCGCCAAAAGCAACTGCTGCAAGGGCTGACTACCAAACGCAAACCCGCCGGTTTCATGGCACGTTTATTCAGGGGGTAACATGCATCGAGTAACAGGCAACACAACCGCACAGCAAGGCCCGGCATCTTTTGCCAAAACTCATTCAACGGGCAATCGTGCTGATGCTGTTAACAAAATGTCGTTTGATGAGTTTCGGAAAAGCTGGCGGCAGCAGCGTGACAATAACGCTAACCCGTCACTGCGCTATTTCAACCATCAGAATGACGAGTTTAAATTTTGCGTGTTAACCCTGGCTAACCGCGAAAATCCTAAAACATTTTCACAGGAGGAAATCGGAAAGCCGTTTGAATACTTCGACGAATATCGCCGCGAATTAATCATCATGGCAATGAACAAAATGGCGCGCTGGGGAAAGATATTACCCCGACAGTTTTCTACCGCAGACTGTTTTTTACCTGAGTAAATAAGACTCAAAAAATTAATGGCGTAAACCCGCCGGGCATTTTTTTGCCCTGAATCTGGAGATTTAAAAAATGAGAAATACCGAAACCCGTAATTTTGAAGCCGACGCAGACGCGCTTAACGCATTGCTGAGCAAGGCCAGAACAGAACAGCGCAGCGATGATGCGCTGGCCGCGTCAGTCCGTATTGCCGCACTGGTGATCCATGCCCGCAAGCACGAAATGACCGCGCCGGAAATCATTGAGCTGCTGGATAAAGAGGCAGAGCGTTTTGAGCATCAGGCGCGGGAGCTGCACTAATGGCCGATTCAATGGATTTAGTCCAGGCGCTCGTTGAGGAAGAACTGCAGCGCAATCTCGCTAACGCACGTCACCAGCCTGTCGGGGCTGGTGAGTTCTTTTGCCTGGCCTGCGATGAAGCGATACCTGAGGCCCGTCGTCGCGCGGTGCAGGGCGTCACTCATTGCGTCACCTGCCAGAAAATCAACGAGCTGAAAAGCGCCCACTACAAAGGCGGTGCCGTATGAGTACCATTCTCAAATGGGCTGGCAACAAAACCCGCCTCATGCCTGAGCTGCTTAATCATCTGCCGCAGGGACTGCGCCTCGTTGAGCCGTTCGCCGGTTCCTGCGCGGTGATGATGGCAACGGATTACCCGGCTTATTTAGTGGCTGACGTTAATCCCGACCTGATTAATCTTTACCGCCAGATTAAAGACCACACCCGCCCCTTTATTGTGGTGGCGCTGAGTCTTTATTCACAAAACAAAACGGCAGAGGATTATTACCGCGTTCGTGAGGCGTTTAATCATGACCCAGCCCTGCCGCTGCTTGAGCGAGCCGCACATTTCCTTTACCTGAACCGCCACGGCTATCGCGGCCTTTGCCGCTATAACGGCAAGGGTGAGTTTAATATCCCTTACGGAAACTATTCTGAACCCTATTTCCCCCTGGAAGAAATCGAAACGTTCGCAGCCAAAGCCCAGCGGGCAACTTTTATCTGCGCTGATTTCCGCGAAACGCTGAGCATGATACAGACCGGTGACGTGGTTTATTGCGATCCGCCCTATGACGGCACCTTTACCGGCTACCACACCGGCGGATTTGATAAGGCCGCGCAGCAGGATTTAGCCAGCATGTTAACCGGCGTGTCAGAGCGCTGCCCGGTCATCGCTTCGAACAGCGATACCGACTTTACACGCACGCTTTTTAATGCCTACGAGCTGACCAGCGTCAGGGCTGCCCGCGCGGTTGGCGTGGCCGCCGGTGACGGTAAAAGCGCGGCAGAAATCATTGCTGTTCGTCGTCCTGCCGCTGTCTGGGTTGGGGTTGATATGGCTGCAAAAGAGGCAGCTACATGATAGAGCAGTACGCTTACCCGTGGAATGCGCCACGGGAAGCCATCGCCAGCCCCTATCCCACCTATGAGGAAATGCACAGCCGCAGTCAGATGATTGCGGCTTTAGTGCGTGCGCAGGAGCTGCTCGAGCAGCAGCCGACGTTGATCCAGATTGACGTTAAGCGCCGCGTCAACGAGTTGGAAAAATCACAGGGCATTGCCCGCGCCAATGCGTACTTAACGAAAACCTTCGTCGAGCGCACATTGCCGCGTGTTGAATGCGTTAATGAGCAGTACCGGGTTAAGACTATGGACGCCAGCACCTTTAACCTGCTGGCGCAAAACGCCCCGAAAGAGAATGGCGCAGCGCGTGCCGGAGGGCAGCTGTGGGAGCTGATGAAGCGCTTTAACCGCCTGGCTGATATGTCGCGTGCCGATGTGGATTTGCTGGCCGGTGATATAGCCAGTTTCATTCTGGCCGAGCTGGTACAGGCACACGCGCAGGCAGCGGATGAGTCAGATTATAAATACACGCACCGCGTTTACATGACAGCGGCGTCCATCACCCGGGAATTTAATCAGACGCCGCCACTGTGGGATAAGGTGACGTCCCGTTTCTTTGATCCCGAAGAAGTCACGCCCGCCGTGCTGCGTATGCAGACTGAAAAATGGTGGACGGGGAGACTGCGCCGTGTGGCTGCCTCATGGCGGGAACACCTGCAGATTGCCCTGGCTAACGTCAGCAAAAAGCACACCCCCTACGCCAGCAGAATGACGGTTTCAGAATGGCGGGAACAGAAACGCCGCACCCGTGAGTTTTTAAAGGGCATGGAACTGGAAGACGAGGAAGGCAACCGCATCAGCCTGATTGAGAAATACGACGGCAGCGTGGCAAATCCGGCAATACGTCGCTGTGAGCTGATGACCCGCATTCGCGGCTTTGAAAATATCTGTAATGAGCTGGGCTATGTCGGCGAGTTTTACACGCTGACCGCGCCGTCTCGCTATCACGCCACAATCAAAACCGGTCATCGTAACCGCAAATGGAATGGTGCCAGCCCCGCAGACACGCAACGTTACCTCTGCAGCGTCTGGCAGCGCATCCGGGCAAAGCTGCACCGTGATGACATTCGAATCTTTGGCATTCGCGTTGCTGAACCCCACCACGACGCAACGCCACACTGGCACATGCTGATGTTTATGCGTCCCGAAGATGCGGAGCAGGTGCGCCAGACAATCCGTGACTATGCCTTTAAGCAGGACAGCAACGAGCTGACTACGGATAAAGCCCGTAAAGCGCGCTTTCATGCCGAGGCAATCGATCCGGAAAAGGGCAGCGCTACGGGATACGTGGCTAAATATATCTCTAAGAATATCGACGGCTACGCGCTGGATGGCGAGCTGGACGACGAAAGCGGTAAAGAGCTTAAGGAAACCGCGCCCGCCGTTTCTGCCTGGGCGGCACGCTGGCATATCCGACAGTTTCAGTTTGTAGGCGGTGCGCCGGTCACGGTTTACCGCGAGCTGCGCCGCATGGATGACACCGAGACCGCCCACGGCCTCAGCGTTGAGTTTGCCGCTGCGCATGACGCGGCCGACGTGGGCGACTGGGCGGCATACGTCAACGCGCAGGGTGGCCCGTTCGTGCGTCGTGATGAGCTGGCCGTGCGCACATGGTATCAGTCGGGCGATGAGCTGAATGAATACGGTGAGGAAACCGTACGTATCAAGGGTGTCTACGCAACTGAGGTTGGCGCAGACACTCCGATTTTAACCCGTCTGGCACAGTGGAAGATTGTTCCGAAACGTGCCGTTGATTTTGGTTTTGACCTTCAGGGCGCGCCCGCGCCCTCTCGGAGTTCTGTCAATAACTGTACGGGGCGTTTGAGATCTGAGGATTCAAACTCACCGGAAAGTGTGGAAGAAATCGACTTTAAAAAGATGAGCCGTAAAGAACGGCGACGGCTGCTGGCCCGACTGAGGGGTGAAAAACCAGATAAAAAACACTTAGTGCTGAGGCGGCCAGACAAAATCGAGACAGCTTGCGACAACGTAATCGGTCAAGTCAGAGATTTAAGCGGCGAAATCATCAGCCGCGGTCTGGCCGTGCGCCTGATAGGCGGTACGCAGACAGAAATCGCAGGGAAAATGTTCCGAAGCACCTGTTACGGTGATTTAGTACGGCCATTCAAAAGCAAGGCTGACACTTCACGTAAAGACGAAATCCTAAGCCGTTTCAACAGGCTCGCTGAAAGGGTAAAGGCAGCCAACTTACTGAAAGCAGAAAGCGAAGCGCACAAAAAGTAAGGTTAAAAGTAAAAAAACATTTCACTTTAAGAATCCTCTAATATACTGTGTTTATGTACAGTTGTTTGTAGGGAGAAAATGTTATGCAGGATTATTTCTTTGAGTCATTGAAGTTACAGCGTATTGATTTATTTATGAAATTAGTCGCATCGAGCGATTGTAGTGAAGATGAAAAGAATCTGGCGATCCAATGGGTGTCTGAGTTGACTGATGAGCTTATGAAAAAGGTCAGAAGCCACGAATATGCCCGTTTGATGGAAGTATCTGAATAGAAGGGCAGGGCTGGATATGGGCGGAAAAGACAGCTTTTACCGGATTGTCTATCACGGCCAGGTTCTTGAGCATTACAAAGAAGGTGAGTTCATTTTCTTTCAGCGAGCCAAAGAACAAGGTGGCGGGTACTGGCTGGGGCAGACGTTTGATGGCGTTTTTGTATTCACGCTGCCGCACCCAACAAAGTTTTGGGACGGTTGGGAATACCTGATCAGGTACGCACGTAGGCTGCCGCCAAAGCCTAATGTGATCGAATCCGGTGACACCTTCCCCTTTTTCTGAGCGCTGATGTGAGAGTGCATGTCTATGCTGCATGAATCCGCATGATCCCAAAAGGATCGTTTACCCTCTGGCCCGCCAATACTGGTGGGCTTTTTCATAGGTCATGCAGGTGCATGAAAACCACTACATAAAGCGGGCAGGCGTGGCGGGGCTACGAGCGCGCGCTGACAGATACGTTTGAAGGAAGACAAGTAAAAACTCTCAAAAGAAAAGCCGTGAGAAGTCTCAGAGCTAGGGTTATACTCCATTCAGAAATCAATAATATTTACTTAATGAGGAGGGTCGAAGATGACTACAGTTATCCATCAAAAACCTCTTAATGTTTTTTTTAAACGAGTCAGGAATCTTGATCCTAGACTTGCAGAAGGTTTATCTAAACTGTTACCTGATTGGTGGAATGATTCATTGAATCAGTCACCCAGTATTAGTCAGCAAGTCATTTTAGGCTTGGCGAAGTTTGCCAACTTAGACCTCAATGCTGTTCTCAATCCTTCGGAGCCTTTGAAATTTAACGAGTCAGTACGAAGGTATAAGCACGCAGCCAACAAACCAGTAGAAGAACTACAGGCGGCAACAGCTGTTGTAGATGGCATTGCAAAACTTGCCGCTGCTGCTGCAAAGTTTGATTATCAAGAGCTTCCTAAGGCAAATGATATTCGGCAGTCAATATTGGCGGCAGGCAAACATTGGATTGATTATCAGGCTCTCTTTGAGTTTTCTTGGAGCATGGGTATTCCTGTACTTTACATGCCAGAAATTCCGGCTAGAAAAAAAATGGATGCTGTTGCAATTAAAGTCTCAGACCGTCCGGTTATTGCTTTAACTAAAAAGCAAAAACACGCCAGTGCTTTATTATTTAGCTTAGCGCACGAACTAGGCCATATTGCATGCGGACACTTGGAACGGAATGCTCTTCTAATAGACGAAAAAATCAATGAGGACGATGTCGATAATCCTCAGGAAGTAGAAGCAAATAATTTCGCTATCGAATTGCTCAATGGCCGACCTGATGCTGCTTTTTATAGCGATTATAGAGTGACTGCAGATGTTCTCGCTACTAATGCTCTTATTATTGCTAAAAAGAATCATGTTGACCCCGGTCATGTGGCGCTTAATTACGCTAAGACAATGAATCGAAAAACTGGCGAAAACTATTTCCCCGTTTCAAATAGCGCATTGAACATACTTTATCCTGAATTGACTTGGGCAGAGCATGCAAATCGTACCTTCATGGCTTCTGTTGACGAAGAAAATATTTCGGAAGACAAGTTCGAGTTGCTTTGCAGAATGAACAATATAGAGGTTTAGTGCTAGTGGCTGTATTACTTGATAATGATGTAGTACTAAAATTGGCACAACTTGATCTTCTTGATGATGGTTGTAGGATATTGACAAGACAATACGGACAGTTATATGTTTTAGATACTCTGGTTTATCAACTGAGTGGCCGGTCGGCTACAAAACGTTATGGGCCTGAGGCTATTGCACGTGTAACTAATTTTATTGAAAATCGCGATTTTTTATTGTTCGAAGAGTTAATTACCGATTCGAGATTAGTGACTTTACAAAACGATTTCGATAATCTCGATGAAGGTGAGATGCGCTTAGTCCAAGGTTTGTTGAACCATCACGATTTACTGCTGTCAGGTGATAAGAGATTTTTGAAAGCATTAGCTGAGACTGGTTTTATTGAGGATGCTGCTTTAAATAACCGATTTGTCTGTCTTGAACAGGTTATTTGCTTTCTTATAAATGAGTTATCACTAGATCATGTTAACGACAAAGCTACAGTTGCATTTCAAGGTGAGTTCCGCGTTGACAGCGCATTAAGAACTTGTATTGGTCGCGGCAGGAGCTTAGAACATGTTTTTCAAGGGATCTTACAGCAGTTGCAGGAATTACCAAATGCTTTGTTATCAATAGAAAAACACTGGACATTAGCCAGCCCTGATAGTTAAAATCCCAAAAAGGAGGTGTATTTATATATATCTTCTTTTTGATCTATTTTAAATCTAAGATATAAGATTCTAAATCTTATTAATTTCCGTCGAGTCATTAATTAACTCTTGTATGTGATCCAGTAGAGGTTAGATTTAGTATTGTTGGCTGGCTATTTCGAAGGAGTGAGTAAGGCGTTCATCGATGAAATCAACAATTCATCCTAGAGTCTATCTAAGACACCTTTGAAAAATCAATGGGACTGATCACATCAAATCTCTGGAGTATTTATGAATAATATTCATCCAAAAGTCTTTGTTTCCTATAGTTGGTCTACGCCCGAACATGAAAGCTTTGTTATTGGTCTTGCTGAGGATTTAGTTGAGTCTGGGGTTGACGTTATAATAGATAAATGGAGTTTGCAAACTGGGCAAGACTCTTTATCTTTTATGGAAAGCATGATTAGTGATGAAAGCATTCAAAAGGTCTTGATTATTAGCGACAGAGTTTACGCTGATAAAGCTAATAATAGGGCAGGAGGTGTAGGAACCGAAACGCAAATAATTTCGCCAGAAATATATGCGTCTGCCACACAAACCAAATTTGTGATGGTTACCACTGAAAAGGATGATGAAGGAAAAAACTTCGTCCCCACCTTCTATAAAGGTAGGATTTTCATCGATATGTCGGATGCGAATTTATACACAGAAAGTTTTGAACGCATCCTGCGGTGGATTTATGATAAGCCAGTTCATAAAAAACCTGTTTTAGGTAAAAGACCATCATACCTTGATGATTCTCCGGAAACATCGTTAGGCACAACCAGTTATTACTCTAGAGTAACTGATGCTATTAGAAATGGAAAAAATACGATGTTGGGTTGTTTTGATGAGTATTTGTCTACTCTTAATACAAACCTTGAAAGGATAAGGTATAGCTCTGGAAACTCCGATCCTTCAGGGGATTTTTTTTTAAAAAACATTGAATCTTTTATTCCGGTAAGGAATGAGTTTATTAATGTTGTCAGTTTGGTTACTAGATTCAACTTGGGCGAGGTTTTTTCTGAAAGACTTCACGCTTTTTTTGAAGGTGCAGTGAACTATTATTTTCAGCCCAAGGATGTAATAACCTATGACGAATTTGATTTCGATAATTATAAGTTTTTAATCCATGAGTTGTATTTGTATACAGTGGCTTTATATCTCAAGCATCAAAGGTTTGATGATTGCTCTATTTTGTTTAATAGCTATTATGTACAGAGAGGTGGCGGGTATGGCGGTGAGCCTTTAAAACCATTTACGATATTAAAGCAACATGTTGGGGTTCTGGAGCTGAGAAACAGGCAGAGGAATTTACGTAGGTTATCACTGCATGCTGATCTTTTGAAAGAAAGGTGTCATGGTGTAAGTGTGAGTTTTACAGAAATAAATCAAGCTGACTTTTTATGTTATATTAAATCTTTCTTGATCAAAGGAGAGAGCTACATGGGTTGGTGGCCTGCCACTCTTCTTTATTCTCAAGGCATTCACCCTTTTGAGATTTTTGCGAAATCTGCAGAGCCTATCTACTTTGAAAAAATAAAAAATCTTTTAGGTGTCGATAGCGGTAAAGCTTTTTTAGATCATATTGAAGGTATTGAAAGATCTAATCGAGTTCCTCGCTGGCAGCACGAAACAATATCAATTGCCCACCTTAGTAATGCTCATGTGATAGCCGGGAGCAATTGAATGGCAACGGCAGTGACAATGCCAATCACTGCCGTTGTGTTAATCTACCTCAAGTGCATATTTAGAGAATTGTATTACGTCGTCACCTAACCATTCATTTAATTCCTGCATCCTTTTTTGTAATGGTATTAACTCATTACGAACGAATACCTTGCTGGCCTTCTCAACATCCCCAAACCCGCCGGTATTGTTAGGGATGATCCCCATCAGCTGCGGAGGCACGCGATGCACGGCCAGCATGTCATCCCGTGACACGTTTTTGATATTCAGAAATTCATCTTTGGCCGCCACCTCTGACAGCGGGATGATTTGGATGCCGTCTTTTTTTCCGTTCGGGCTGTACATGAACAGGTTGCGGAAGTTGCCAGGGCCCTTTGCGCTTTTCATGGCGCTGCGGATGTTATCAACATCCTGCTGGCTCTGCGCCGGGTCGGTCATGTACATGATAAAGCCCGCATGGCTGCCGTTGATGTAGTACTTACGGCGAAACAGCGTGGCCGACTCATTCAGCAGTGCGGACGGAATGGCCGACAGGTAGCCCGGCACGCCGTAGATTTCCTGATTAATGTCCGGCTCCATCAGGTGGAACACGCTGCCTCTTGTAAACTCATACGGCTCCGTGTTGAGTCCGTAATGCGTATACCAGTAGGTATCGAGGTCAAGCCCGCGCCGCGTGTATTTGGCGAGAGATGGCTCCAGTTTCAGCGTGGTGCCGAGTCGGCTGGTGCGCTTCTCCAGGTACGCGTTCGCAAAGACCAGATAATCCATCGCGAAGCGGGTAAAAGCCTGCTGACTCAAAAGCGGGTGCGGGATAAAGGTACTCGCCAGAATGTTACATTTCACGCTGATGGGTGAGCTGTGGTGCACGGCGGCGCGGAACGTCCGCGCCAATCCGTCAACGCTTACCGGCGGCTCATACCAGCGATCATTGATGACGCACTCCACGTAGTCCAGCAGTTCGCGCCGGTCGAGTACCGGGATCGGGTCGCCAAACGTAAACGCCTCCGGGGCGGCTGTGCTGGTCATCTGTTCCGGCTGCTGCACGGGCTGCGTGCGGGTGCGGTTCCTGCGTCTGCTCATTAATACATCTCCACAATGTTCTGCGTGTGTGCCGCCTGTCCCTGCAGCGGCTCGTTTGCCAGCGCGTGCATGGTCGCCCAGGCTAGATCGCCGTGGCTGACTTCCTCGCTGCGGCTGGTTTCATAGGTCGGACGGTTACCGCTGGCCGTGGTGGCTTTACGGATAGACATAAATGACTGAGCAATGTCTAAGTGGCTGGCGTCAAACTCCATTCGCCCGCTGCTTATGGTGTCGTAGGCTTTAAGTACCAGGGCATTTTTCACCGTCGGGTTATAAACAAACTCTTTCACCTGCGGGAAAAAGGTTTTCACGTTCTCATAGACGCCGAGGCCGACGCCGGTCGAGTCGATGCCGATATAGGTCACGTTGTACTGCTGTGTAAGGGTTTTGATGGCGTCGGCCTGCGCGCGGAAATCCATCCCGCGCCACTGATGACGCTCAAGGATGCGGAACTTACCGCCCGGCACGGCAGGCGGAGCAATCACCACGCAGCCCGCGCTGTCGCCGTTCTGTGTGCCTTTCGCCGGATCGTACCCAATCCACACCTCCTTCCAGCCAAACGGGCGCAGCGCCAGCGCTTCGAAGTCGTCCCACACTTCCCAGCTGTCCACCATGCACTTCTGCAGCATGGCAAGCTGGAACACTGAGGCGAGGTCATCCATAAACACGCACATCAGCAGGTTTTGATAGTCTTCCGGGCTGTAGCGCGTGCGCAGCTGCTCCAGGTCGAACAGGTCACATCCGCCGCGTACGGCATCCTCAACGGTGACAATCTGCCGAAACTGGCCGTCGGCACACAGGCGGCCGGCGGCAAGCGACGCGTGGCTTAAATCAATATCAACCCGGTCGGCTTTGACGCGGCCTTTATTGAACTGTGCGCCAGACCAGAACGGATAGGCGCTGTGCGTGAGGCTGGACGGCGTGGAAAAGTAGGTTTCCCGCCATTTCTTGTGCAGCGCCATGCCCGAGGCGACTTTCTGCAGCTCCTGAAACTTCGGTATCCAGAAATACTCGTCCAGATACAGGTTGCCGTGATAACTCTGCGCGGTGCGGGCGTTGGTGCCGAGGAAGTACAGGCACGCGCCGTTAGCCAGCGTCATCGGGTCGCCTTTCAGGTCTACATCTGCCTCGCGGGCAAACTCCACGATGTACTGCTTGAACACGTGCGCCTGCGCCTTACTGGCCGAGAGAAAAATCTGATTGCGTCCGGTGGTGAGCGCATCAAGCAGCGCCTCGCGGGCAAAAAAGAACGTCGCCCCAATCTGGCGCGATTTCAGCAGGTTGCGGACGGCGTATTTATTGCCCGCTTCCCACCACTGGCGCTGGTAGCCAAACATCGTGCTGTGGAAGATGTCCTGCAGCTTTTCGATCTGCGCATCGCTGAATACGTTTTTTTCAGGCGGTTTGCGCGGGCCTCTGTTGCGGTTTTCGACATTGGGGTTTAAATCCGCCTCATTGCCGCCGTTGTTAAATTTCCCGATGCGCGCATGGCGCTCTGACTGCCGGGCCAGCAGGTCAATTTCTTTGTAGTCCTTTCCTTCCTTCACCTCTTTCATGACCAGCTGACAGTAGCGCGCGGCGGTGGTGAGCTGCATCTGGTCAAGCGGGCCATAGTCGCCCCACCTGTCGCGCTTCTTCCAGCTGTGAACGGTTGCGGGTTTCTCTCCCAGCATTTCAGCAATGCGGGCGATGCGGTATCCCTGAAAGTACAGCAGCAAAGCCTGTCTGCGGGGATCGAGGTCTGCGGGGGCGATTGTCGTTGTCATGGCCCCAAAATACGGCCCGCCCGTTTCCTTTTCTGCCGTCCGTGATTGTGTGAATTACGGTACAACGCCGCCGCGTTGTTTCAGTGCCCCTGTCGCCGCAAACATAGGGACTCACAGAGTTTTTATCTAACCGGAGCCTGGACAATGGCAAAGAAAGCAAAGCGTTTCCGCATCGGGGTGGAAGGTGCCACCACGGACGGGCGCACCATCGAGCGCAGCTGGCTGGAACAGATGGCGGCCAATTACGATCCGGCTGTTTACACCGCCGTGATCAACATGGAGCACATCAAGGGTTACACGCCTGACAGCGCGTTTCGCCGTTTTGGTGTGGTCGATGCACTGGACACCGAAGAAATCAGTGACGGCCTGCTGAAAGGCAAGCTGGGCCTGTACGCGGTGATTAACCCGACGGATGAGCTGGTTACGATGACCGGCAACATGCAGAAGCTTTTTACCTCAATGGAGATTCGCCCGGAGTTTGCCGACACCGGCGAGGCGTATCTGATTGGCCTTGCCGTGACCGACGATCCGGCCAGCCTCGGCACTGAAATGCTGCAGTTCAGCGCCAGCGCGGGCGCTAACCCGCTGGCAAACCGCAAGCAGCATCCTGACAACCTTTTCACCGCCGCTACCGAAACCGTGATCGAGTTTGAGGATGTGTCCGACGAAAAACCGTCGCTTTACAGCCGCGTTGTCGCGCTTTTCAGCAACAAACAGAAGTCTGATGACGCGCGTTTCAGCGACGTTCACAGGGCGGTCGAGCTGGTCGCCACCGAGCAGCAGGCATTCAGCCAGCGCATCGAAACCGCCCTGAGCGAGCAGGCCAGCAGCCTGCAGGTGCAGCTGAGCGCAGAAACTGCAGCCCGTGAGCAGCTGCAGGCGGATTTCAGCCAGCTGCAGGCACAACTGAGCCGTGAAGACGGGCGCCAGGACTTCCGCCCGCGTACGCCCGGTAACGGCAACAGTAACAGCCAGGACGTGCGCACCGACTGCTGATGCAGGCGCGGCCAACCCTCTTAACGAACAGAGAACACGAAACGATGAAAAACAACACCCGCTTTAAGTTAAACGCCTAC